CTCTCATATTCTATTAATATAATGCGTTCCATGCACTTCCATCATAGAAGTATGGTTTATATACTGCACCAGATCCGGATACTGCAAATGTTCCTGCCGCAGGAGTTGCTGGTAATGGATTTGTAGGTGCAATTTTTACTAATTGTAATACGTGTATAGATGATGTTACTTCTAAAGCAGTTCCACTAAATACTAAAGAAGCTGCTACACTAGCATTATTTCCACTTCCATCGTATGTAATCAAACCATTTGCCTTTGTACCAGTTAATGTTAATAAACCCGATGTACCAGAAGTTCCAGACGCACCACTTCCACCACCACTAGCAGAACCAGAACTAAAATCAATCCAGCTACCACTAATTCTACCCATAAATTTATTGGTAGTAGTGTTGTAATAGATATCACCATTTGCAGGTGCTAAACTTGAAGTTTGTCCATCTGTAAAACTTGCTAATCTTAAAGATGATGAAGTTATTACTACAGCGTTTCCAGCATTCAAATTAATATTAGTTGCTGAGTAAATTTCAGGAGTGCCAGGAGAAGTTACAGTTATAGCAGATGCTGTAATTGAACCACTAACTCTAAATGAACCAGTTACATATAAGTCACCTTGCGCAGAATAGTATGAACCAGTTTGTGCAAATACACTTGAACCACCACCACCTACAAATGGAACTCCATTTTGATATATTGAACCGGTCAACCAAATTGAACCAGATAAAACCATTCCACCATCAACCCACATAGAACCAGAATGAACTATTCTACCATCTTTAAATTGAGTTCTTCTTTGTCTATCTTTAATATAGATAGGTCCACTAAGTGCCGTATTATTTGAACTACAATAATAAATTGTTGTACCAGGTATTGAACCAGAAGTATTATATGTTACAGTTCCAGCAGTTGCTCCATTATTATTAACACCACTTACAGTATTTCCAGTTCCCGTTGTAACTGAAGTTTTTATGTAGAATGGATGTGATGCTGCGTTTACATTGAATATAATAGTATCACCATGATAAACCCACAAATCAACATCTTCACCTCTTTCTAATGTTGGGTCATTTGAAGGAGTAAATACATATCCACTGTTACCATTATTTACAACACTCCAATCTCTAACCATTGATTGAGATACAATAAAATCTTTGAATATACCAGAAGATGATTGTACAAAACCTGCTTCAATCATTTGTTGAGAACCTGTTATCCAACCAATATAAGATGCTGATGAGAATGATGATGCATTACCGCCCGTTAATGATACTATTACACCGTTTGAACCAGAAGGAGTGAGTGTAACACTTCCACTAAATGAAATATCAGTAACACCATATACAGCAGTGATACCACCACCATCTCTAACCCCTATTTGTTGAGTAACCCCAGATGTACCAGATGAACCAGCAGAACCATTTGAACCGCCAGAAGTTCCCGATGAACCGGATGTACCACTTACACCAGGAGAGCCCGATGTACCAGAAGAACCTATTGCAGATGTACCAGAAGAACCCGATGTACCAGGAACACTACTTCCAGAAGAACCCGATGTACCACTTGTACCAGCTCCAGATGTACCACTTGTACCAGGCAATCCAGAAGTGCCGCTTGTACCTGATGTTCCATTACCGCCTGCACCAGCAGCTAAATCAATTGATACATCACCACTTCCTAAATTAGAAATAGTAAATTTATCACTAAAATTAAGTAAATCAACAGAAGTAATAGTTGTAGCACCTCTAACTACTGATAACGATGCTGCTCCACCGCCACCACCTAAAGATGATGTTGCAATTTGAACAGTGTTAGTAGCTCCACCGCCACCTACCCAAACATATCCTTCTCTTAGTGATGCAGTTAAAGGTCCAGAAGTTGCTAAACCAGATGCTCCACTAACAATACCACTTGCGTAAATTAATCCTTGATGATAAGTTGAACCAGTTACTTGTAATGAACCACTAATAATAGCAGAACCAGTATAAGGGAATGATGAACCACCTGCACCACCTGCACCAAATCCCAATGCGGTAATTTGTGCTGCTCCAGATATTAAAGCTGCTGCTTTCAATGATGCTGTGTATGATTCTATACCATTTATTTCGGCTCTTATTGAACCAGTAAATGTATTCAATGAAGATGTTGCAAGATTGATAGAACCAGTTACAGTTGATATTGCTCTATTAACCAAATCTTGAGAACCTGTTTGTTGAGCCTGTTTAAGTATATGAGCATCAATTGAATTAAATGTTGTATTATAAGAACTAGTTACAGTTCCTATCATAGAAAAAATAGTTACAGCTGATGCTGTAAATGATAATATAGAACCAGTATGAAGGTTTATTGATGCTGAAAAAGATTGTAATGATGATGTTGCTTGTTGTATTCTAGGAACTAATTCTACTCCCGCTAACGTACCATCAAGACCAGATGTACCACTTACTCCGCTTGTGCCGCTTAATCCGCTCGTACCACTCACCCCACTTGTGCCACTTAACCCCGATGTACCATTTACACCGGATGTACCATTTACGCCACTTGTGCCGTTTACACCAGATGTACCGTTTACACCGGATGTGCCAGATACACCGGATGTACCATTTGTACCAACTATACCGGTTGTAAATCTCCATCCAACTGTGTTTGTTGATGGATTGTATGCTAAAAATTTATCTGTTAATGTATCATACTCTAATGATGCCGATGTGAATTTTAAACTACCAGAAATCAATGCACTTCCGGTAAATTGTCCACTTAATGTACCTTGTAATGTAGATAAATTAGCTACAGAAGCAGAAACTGCTAAAAATGAACCAGTCATTAATGCGGTAAACGAACCCGATGTTTCTTCTAACACCGTAAGGTTTGCATCCATTTCGTTTGCGGTAAGGGGAGAGCCCTTTATGAGTCTTTTAGTTATTGCCATTTTATATTACCTTGTATAATTCGAATTGTTACACAAGTAAATATAAGACTAATCAGATTTAGGATTATTCTACTTAGATTCGGTAGTTACGTTGTCCGGTTTTATTTTGAAACCATATGCTTTTTTTAGAACTTTTGGGTCAAATTTTAATTTTTCTATTGATTTTATACCCAATATATTATAAGTTCTATATGTTGATTCGTTTTGTGCGGTAAGTATTTCTTGTTTATTTCTCAAATAGGTATTAAAAAGAGTTTTACCATATTTGTCTGAATTTATGCAGAGTTCAAACAAACTTTCTGCTTTATCAAATTGTTCTTCTTTTAAACCTTTTTTTAATATACTTTTTAAGAAGTTTAAAAATTTAGTAGGATTGATATTTGTTATTTTTACACCAACAAGCTTTTTATCATAAACTCCCGTACAAAATATTAAAGCAGTTTCAACTCCATTAAAACTTTTGGTAGTACCATCTGTATATTTGTAAGAATTAATTCTGTATATTTCTTTTGGTAAAATAAGAGTTTTTCCTACTGAACTTTCTGAAATAAATAATTTTTTATATTGTTGAGTAAATGCCATTAATCAACTTTATTTAATTTTGGAATTTGCATTTTTGAGCTATTCACCTTTGGTATATTAAATGGAACTAATTTAGGTGCTGCTTTTACATAAGTATCTAAAATTTGAGTAAACTTATCATGCATTTTTTCCAAAGTAAAGTTTTTCAAAGTATTTTCTTTTAATCCAGCCGATTTTTCTAAATATGAATTATATTTGTTATATACATCATAAATTTTATTTGCTGCATTTGAATAGTTTACAGTAAACCATTGTGCTTCTTTCATACAAAATTGGTCTGCTGCAGATTCATCAATTTGAGTAAGTTGTCCTTCTAATAATACCGCATGTTCTGCTGGTAAGAAATCCATATGTCCGCTCCACCCACTAGCTATAATTGGTTTACCTGTCAAAGTAAATTCAGCCATTGGTCTACCATATCCTTCACCTTTAGCAAATGAAATCATTGCTTTAACTTTAGGATGATGGTATAAAGATGCCATATCAGTTTCTTCCAAATCACCATGTATCAAATATACAGATGGACACTTATCACCAAACGTTTTTAATACTTCATCAATTTTTCTACGAGTTTCTTCTCTATCAATTACACTAAAGCCGGCATGTGATGTTTTAACTAATAAAGCTGGTCTTTTTTCTTTTGGTAAGTATTGAAATACCGTAGCAAATGTTTTAATTGCCATACCAATATCTTTTCTATCTTGTCCCAATGAACCCTTTAACCAATGCCCAACTATTAAAAAACAAAAATCTTCTTTTACATTATCTAAAATAGATTTATTAGTTCCTTTGGAAAATATTTCAGTATCAACTCCTTCAAATAGAACTTCAATAGGAGTGTTTGTTTTTATCTCACCAACAATTTGTCCAGTTGTTTGGTCTTTTTGTTGATATACAGTTCCACCTAAGTTACCCTTTGTAAATTCAGAAGGTACAATAATAAGATTCATTTTATTAGAACCGTCAATAAAATCTTTTGGTGCTATTGTTGTTTCAACTCCAGCAGTTATACCAATATTATAATGACCTTTTGGTTCAAATTCATTTGCCACCGAAACCTGCATAAATACATCAGGCTTCTCTCCAATCTCACCAATAACTCTTTCCAACATCCAAGCCCCAAATTCATCTTGATTACTAACTTGGTTTTGCGGAGTATTACCCCAACGAAGTGGAATAATCTTTATATCGTACTTATCCATCTTACGAAGCGATTTCATCAAATCTCTACAATGGTCACCATATCCGCTTCTAGTAAAAATAGGTCCCTGAAATACTAATGTTGGTTTATTCATATACTATAACTTATTTAACTTTAAATACCTCAAATCTTTGGCGAGGTTTCCAATTTTCAAATGTTGATTCAATTCCGTCAATTAAAGTTTGGCACATATTTGTATGTGATAGTCCAGCTTCATTGATAAAATGCTCTCTACCAATTAAAGCGTTTGCTTTTCTTTGTTCTTTTGGTGTGTTATATACTTTAAGAATTGCTTCAGCAACATCTTCAATATCAACTCTATCATCCCAAATATAAGGTGTAGGTACTGAACCTGCTAATGCTAATGCTCTACTCCAAACAGGTGTAGCCCAAGGACCAGGTTCTGCTTTACCTTCCCATTTTCTCCATTCATGTAAAGAACCAATCTTAATATAATCATCAGCTGTAAGTACGTTACCTTCAACTTTAAATCCACATTGGTCTTGCAATCCACCAGTTACGTTTACAATGATTGGAGTTCCAGCCATTACCGATTCTGCAGTTGCTAATCCGAATCCTTCGTTGTTAGCTATGTTGATTGTTACATCTGCTATATTATAGTTCCAATTTAATTCATGCTGTAATCTTCTCTTTTCTGAAAATATGATATTACAGTTAGGTGCTACTGCTTCAATTACTGCAGGCAAGTCAGTACCATTTTCATCAACAGGTTGTGTGTGCATTACTAATACACATTTATCTGCCTTTTCTTTACCAATCTTATCACAAAACTTTTGGAAAGCTACAATAACGTCTGCTGGTTGCTTTCTTCTGATATTACGATTGCTCCAATAAAGAACAAAATCGTATTCCTTACCACCTAAAATTTCTTTACGATATTCAGTTGGTACATCTTCTGGTTTGTAGATATCAGTATTAATACCATGTGGTACATAACTTACTTGCCATGGAGCTTTTGTTTTCCAAGTTGGTTTATCGTTTCTTTGACCTATTCTACTAATGATACCATATGTTTGTCTTGAAATACATCCAATCCAATCACAACTTTCATAGTAATTACGATTGTACATTGGGTCTGGTAAATCATCCCAAATTGCGTAGAATAAAAGTGGAATATTTTGTCTTATTTCATGTTCGATATCATACAACCATGTCCAATAACGAGGGTCAGTAAAGTGTAAGATAGCATCAGGTTGTTCTGCGTTAATTAGTTGTCTAATTAAATCAGCGTTACCATATCCATTCCAAGGTAAAATCTTTACACTAGCATCTGCGATTCCATAATTCTTTTGAATATCTTCGCTTACATCTAATACTCTACCTTGCTCTGGGTGGTTAATTGCTGCACCTACCTGAAACCAATCGTATTTGTGAACTGTCCCTAATACTAATTCTTTGGACATTGTAGCGATACCACTCGCCATTCTTAAATCATCTGAAAGTAACAATATTTTTTTCTTTGCCATAACTAATTTTAAAATTGTGAACCTGAAATTTGTAATTGTAAATACTCATTCATTTCTTTACGGAATTCTTCATCTTTAACATATCTTTCAACAGTTCTATTTACCAACTTTTGAAGGGTAACATCGGAATCAAAAGATACTTTTTTAAATGATGAGTAAACATCTTTCAAGATTTTCACAGTAGTAAGTTTTGTGTTTTCTTGATTCATTGTAATTTTGTTTATATATTTGTATATATAAGTATATTACAAAAAGAAAAAACAATAAATTTTAAAGAACTTTTTTTAAGAAGCTTTTCCATCACAATGCTTTCCTAAAAATTCGCACCATTTACAATTCTTTTTATTCTGACCAGGTACTTTTGGAAATTGAATATCTTTGAATGTACCATCATCATTAAACACAGTATTTATAAATTCCATAAATTCATCATGTGCTTTGGTAACAGATGGTGCACCATGCGATGGAGCGTGCTTTGATATATAAGGAACTGGAAATGCTGAATCTTCAGGCAACTTCCTTCTCATAATTTGATATTCTACTCTAATTTTAGAAAGTGGAATATTAAATAATTCTGAATAATATTTTTTATACAAAAGGATTTGTGCGTTTTTGAACTTATCCGCCTTTTGATATTGATTCCAACCCATTGTTGATGTTTTAAGGTCAATAATGATAATTGAATTCTCTGCCAAATCTCTAAGTACAATATCAATGAATCCAATAAAATGGACACCTTCTTTTATTTTAGCATTCAATGGAATTTCAATACCAACTAATTCAAATCCTGATTTAGAATAAAACTTATTAAGATTCTTTTTTAACCACTCTAATATTCTTCTACCATCACCATAGAATTCTTCTAATTCAATTTGCTCACAAGGAACACCTTCACTAAGAGCTTCTTTTTCTTTTTTGAAGTTTTCTTTTAATCTATCTAATAATAATTTATCCAAATCAATCTCATCGGCTTGCTTTTTGGATACACCATACATTACTGAAAGATAGTGTTGGATAGTTTCGTGCATTGAACTACCAAAGATAGTGTGAATGTTACCAGAACTTTCACCTAATTTATCTATATAATTTAACTTATATTGTTGCGGGCAGCTACTCCACATTGAGTACTGCGAAAATGATACTTTTGCCATAATGTAAAGATACGAAAAATAGTTGATAATACCAAAACTAAATCTTCAATTTTAGCTTTGTAATTTGTTTAGGGTCAGTACCATACATCTCACATATTTCTTTAATATGTTGTTTACCATTGTTTGTCTGATATAATATATGTACATATTCTTCTGCCTCACCCAAAGATACTTCATATTTTCTAGCTACCAATTCAATAACCCAACCTTCATACTTATCAGCTGAAGCTGGTTTCATATATTTCAAAAATGCTCTTTGTTTTGGAATCAATCCTATTAAAGCAAGATACATTGCTTTTGGTGGAGCTTCTTGTAAATATGGTTGTATATCTGCAATTGTAGTTATCCAATCAGGATTCATAGAAAGAAAACGGAGTATCATATAGTTACTCCATGTCTTTTTATCACTCTCATCAAGCTTATCCCAATACTTTGGGTCTTTGTGTTGAGTTATTGCGTTAAGATGGTCAAATAAACTTTTAGCCATTTGTAATATCTAAATCTAATGAGCGAGTTTCCGCTGCGGTTAATTTATCTTTTTGTTCTAATGCTCTTAATTGCACAGGTTTCATAAGTTCTTGCTCTGCTCCACAATCACCACAAAGATATACCTCAAAAGGTATCATCATATCCTGGTCACCACCATAAGCTAACTTAGATAATTTTCTCATCTTTATAGCTGGTAAAAATGTTTTACCACCACATTCACAAAATACAGGAACTGATGCTGATATATCTACCTTTGGTTGTGGTTGTTGTGGAAGTTCTCCTTGCCCAATAATGTTTGCCATATTATATTAATTTTAAAATTTCTATTAAGGTTGCAGCTGCAATAATTTCTTTATCAATTGCTACCGCAGATTTTGTTACACCATCACCCAATAATAAGATAACACCAGAAGTATTATCTCCAGCATATTCTTCTACCTTATCATAAAGGACTGTATATAATTCTGAAAAATCCGTTGCTTTACTATCAATCAAAGCTTGTCTAACTTTCATATATTTGTTTCGGTTATCATCTTTAGATTTTAATATATCAACAATTTTTAATTTATAATCATTTTCTAATAGATTTTGAACATCTACTTTCAATTTACCTTTATGTGAATTTAATTGACAAGTATTGATAACTTTACGAATATCAGGATAAGATGAATCAATGATTGGAACTAAATCCTTCACATCAAATTCAATACTTTCCGATTTCAAAATTTTACTAATTTGAATTGCTACGTCTTTTTTAGTTGGCGGTATAATCTGAAATGATTGGCATCTACTTTGAATTGGTTCGATTACTTTCTCTACATAGTTACAAGTCAAAATGAATCGGCAATGCTTACTAAATGTTTCCATTAAGTTACGAAGAATGGCCTGAGCGTTTTGTGACATATAATCAAACTCATCCATTATAATAATCTTATATGGTTTGAATCCCATCGAAGAAGCAAAATTCTTTACTTTAGTTCTAACGGTATCAACGTTGTTTTCATCTGATGCGTTGATGATAATATAATCACAATCTAATGAATTTACAATTAACTTTGCCAATGTAGTTTTACCAGTACCCGCTCTACCATATAGTAATAAATGTGGTACATCTCCACTTTCTAAATACCCAGCAACCTTTTCTTTTAGGTGCTCATTACCTACATAATCTTCTAATTTATTAGGTCTATATTTTTCCACCCATAAAGAGTGATTGTTTTCTTCTTGCTGATATTCAAACATAATTTTATTTTATTTTCCAGTTGAACCGAATCCACCTTCACCTCTTTCGGTATTTGATAATTCATCCGCTTCTACAAATTCAATTGGTGGATAAGGTATAATCATAATTTGTGCAATTCTGTCACCTACTTTGTAAAAATCATTTGGTTGGATTTCTTTAACTTTCATTTCATCATACATTCTTTCTCCACCAAATATTTTATTAAATGTAGCTTGTAATTCACCTCTATATCCGCTATCACATACTCCAACTGAATTACTCAATTGTAAACCAGTCTTTCTAACTGATGAACGAGGAAATATCAATCCCACAAATCCTTCAGGTATTTCTAATGCGATACCCATACCATATGTAATTTGTTCAGGCGTATCTGATATAATTGATGTTGCTACTAAATCCATTCCACCATCACCAGGTTTGGCGTATGTTGGAATTATTGCATTAGGATTGAGTTTCTTTATTTTCACTTCCATTTTGTAAGTTTTTAATTGCTTCTCTTTGTTTTTCTCTCATTTCTCTACCTTCATTGGTAAGTTCTCTAGCAAATATTTTAAATAATTTACCACTTTGTCCATTTTGAAAAGTAATGTATGAATTTTCAACATTAGTAATTGTAAAAATTACTTTTGGGTCTTCATTTTTATTCATTTCATCATCTGTCCACGCAAATATTTGTGGTTCATCTTCATCGAACTGAAAACACCATTCGCATTCTTCATACTTCTTTTGTGTTAGTACGATTGGTTCAGATTGTTTTGTTAAAGAACCATCTCTATTTGTATCAATAGTTAATACAGTTTCTTTTTTTGTTTTTTTGCTTTTTGCCATATTGTTTGTTTTTATCTTCCTACTTCTCCTAAATACTTTTGCTTCATTTCTTCCCAACTCATACCAATAGCATCTATGTAAAATAAGTGTTCAGGTTTTAATCTGCCTTCTTCATGCAGTTTTGTATATCTACTTATAGCGTGTTTCTTCCACCATTTGTTAATGTAATCCACACCTTGCTTAAATTTATCTTTAAGGATTAATTGGTCTTCACTAATTCTATCACAAAGGAAATCCGTACCATTCTCATACATCATAGCCATATAAACCCCTCTTTTAAATCCGTGGTGATATTCAGTTGCCTTAATACCACACTCTTTAAAGATTTGCCCTAATATCTTTTGTTTGATACCACTAACAGGTCCGTTAGCTTCATATCCCATATTAGCACCATTACGAGCCCTTTCTTCGGTGATGTTATCTCTATACCAATCTGCACGATTTTCTTTTAACCATTGATGCCAAGGGTCATAATACTTATCATCCGGCTTAATACTAATCTTACCAGCTGATTCACCTAAAGTTTTGAATAAAGGAATACCATTGTATTGGGAATGTATTCCGTAAAGAGAAGTTGTACCTACTGCTATAAGTACATTATCATATTTTGTTTTCCAATAATTTCTAACTTCAGGAACAGTAGTCATCATAGCGATTAACTTACCACCTAAGAAGTTATATCCTAATGGTTGAGTACATACGATAGTAGAAGCA